AAAAAGCAAAGTATGTTTTAGTTATTCATAATGGAGATTTTGAATTTTCTATTATGGGGTGGTTTCCTTATAAAGAAGATACTGAGGAGATGTCAAAACGATTAACTGACTTTGGGTTTTCAAATAGACCTGCTGCTTATAAAGTTAATATAAATGAATTAAATAATATGGAGGATCTATGACCGATAAAATAAATTTTAAACTATTTAAGCCTTTTGGCTCAACAATTGTTAAGTCTGAATTACCTTTAGATTTAATGAAGGAGTTTCAAAAAGATTTAAAACAGATAAGAGAAGATAAAGAAAAAGTAAAAACCCATGATTGGGGGAATCAATTAATTGGTCAAGTACATGGCGAATATTTAATAACACCTAAGTTAATGCTTAAATGGAAAGGATTATTTTTTGATCCTATTATTTTTGGTTATACCAGTAAACATTATAAAGATAATGAAATAGAAAGTATAAAGATTACTTCAGCTTGGTATGTAGTTCAAAAACCAGGAGATTATAACCCTTGTCATACTCATGTAACTTACACTAATCAAGGTAAAGGTGCTGATCTAAGTTGTGTTGGTTATCTAAAGATACCTGATGCCATGAAACCAAATAAAAACTCTAAAGAACATGACGACACTTCAGGGAATGTAGAATTTTTAGAAGGTTCGGAGAGTATGTTTTTTGATGCAAATTATAAAGTTTTACCAGAAGTTAGAGATTGGTATTTATTTCCTGCAAATTTAAGACATACAGTTTATCAATTTGATTCGGACAATAAAGATGATGAAAGAATATCATTTAGCTTTAATGCAATTATTATATTTAAGCCATTAGTTTCATTACAATAATTATATTTAAACCTAATGGGTGAATTATTATGTATTATTTATTGACAATGTTTGTTTCAACAACTAAAAAGGATTAAATGCTTAAAACAATAGGGGAAGAATGGAAACGCAAGGAACAAGGGGGTTGCTTTACAGCTGATCATTTATCACCTTCACAACTAAATAAAAATATGGATCATTGGTATAATGATTATGTTGTCTTAACAGCAGAGCAAAGAAAATCTTTATTTGGTAATTTAAACATGGACATAGGAGCAATTGTCGGACAATCAGTTCAAGATATGATTGTTTATAAATTAACACTAGAAGAAGTAATGAAAGGGAAAAAATGACAGATCAAATAATGATGGAACTAGCTAAAATGCAAAGTAAAATTAGATCTTATGAGCAAGAGCAAAAAAGATATATAGAGCAATTACATGAAAGAGATAAAGAAATAAATGAGCTAAGAGCCAAACTTGATTCAATAGATTTAAAAGAAAAAATGATTGCTAAGAATCTAAGTTATTTAGAGTTACAAGCTTTAAAGGATAAAGAACAAATAAAAGAAAATAATAAACTAAAGGAAGGAAACAATGCCGAAACAAAAACCGAAACCAGAAGAAAGTCAGACAAGTAAAACTACTGAAGATAAAAGTAAAGGTTCTTTCAAAGAAAAGAGAGCTTTGTGTATAGCTTCACTAGATGCTAATGTTGAGAAATTAGACTTTAAAGGAAAGAGTTATTTAACAGTAGCTAAAAGACACAACCACTTATTAAAGTTTTTCCCAGAATCTAAAATTGATGAGCAAATAATTTATCAAGATGATAAAAAAGTTATTGCTAAGACTACCTTATATATTGGAGATACTCCTTATAGTGTAGGTCATGCAGAGGAAATAAGGGATGCAAACTTTATTAATAAAACAAGTGCCTTAGAGAATGCAGCAACATCAGCTTTAGGAAGATGTTTAGCAACATTTGGATTACATGGTACAGAATTTGCTAGTGCAGATGAGCTAGTTAATGCTGTAATCAATCAAGGTGCAAGTACAAAAAATTCAATTAAGGATTCAATTAAAAAGCAAACAACTGAGACTAAGTTGACCGCTTTATATTCTGATTGGAAAAAAGAAAATGATTTAATAGAAAAATCTTTTGAATCTCAACAACAAACAATAAAAACTAATGGAGGACAAAACAATGCCAACAAACAACAATGGTAGTGGTAAGCAAAAAGATTGGGTATTATTCCCATTTGATGCAACCAATGAAAGAGCAATTAAACTAGATTTTTCAGGAAATGTTAATTTAGATAATGGCAATAAAGGTACAATCTTAGGAGTAAAAGGAATTAGCAGAGATGGTAACACAAAGTTTGTTAAAATATTTGCTCAGGTCGGTGTACTTTTTAGGGGGGATGATAAATTTACTGGAGAAATGAATTACCCTGAAGCTGGTGGACATAAAGGTTTAATTGGTTGGACTAATGATGAAGGTAATATTTTATCAGGTTACAAGAATGAGCCTAGACCAAAACAAGATGCACCAAAACAAGCAGCTCCAAGTCAACCTAAGGCAGCAAGTAAGGAAATTCCATTTTAATTAGTGAAATTTATCTTTCTGTTTATGTTTTTTGTAGATGGAACTATTGAAAAAATTACAGTTCCTTTTAATAGTTCTTCTACAACTTGTAATAAAAGATTAGAAATGGTTACAACAATAGATTACTTACCAATAGGAACAAGATACAAAGGCAAACAAGTAGCGGCTTATTGGTGCAAAGATACAGAAGGAAATTATGTCAGATAATGTAAAGTTTATAAATAATTTAGAAAAATTGTTACATGAGAAAGAAGTAGATTATGGACACTTTGACCATACATCTTTTACTATGGCTGGAATGATGGAGAAATATTTATCAGTTCATAATAATAAACCAGTTAAAGTACCTTTAAAATTCTTTGGTTTATTTATGATTTCTTTAAAGTGTTGGAGAATTATGCAATCAAAAGAATACAAAAAAGATAGCTTTGATGACATCAATGGTTATTCAGAACTTTTAAGGAGGTTAGTAGTAAATGAAAACAAATCAAAGAGGACTTAGACCAATGACTCCAAAAATGTTGAAGCTATTGCAATTCATTAAGAATTATAGTACAAAATATGGATATATGCCTACCTTTTTAGAAATGGCTAGTGAGATGGAATATAAAAGTAAAAATTCAGTTAGTGTTTTAATTGATAAACTAGAGCAACGAAAAGAACTAAAAAGAGATTATGCTGGTTACAGTAGAAATGTTATTTTAAATGGTTAAAGTTTTAAAGAAATCTAGTTTAGAAATATCAGCTGATGTTGAAGAATTTTTTGATGGTGAAACAATTGAAGAAGCAACTAAAAAAGCACACTATCAAATAATGCCTGGTGAACTTGCAAAAATAAATATCACCGATAATAAGTTCTTAAAGGCAACCATAAAAGTAGTTGGTGAGGAGAATGATGTTAGATCCAAAAAAAGTAGTGGAACTAAAAGCACAGCAACAGGAGGAGAGCAGAAAAATGTTTAAGTTTATTGCTTTAGTCCAAAAGAAAAAGAATAAAATTGCTGACATTAGTTCTAAAATTTTTGAAGAAGAAATGAAAAGACCATTTAGAGTTAGTTCGTAAGGGTTTTTTTATTTAAAACTAAAGGTTGTATAAACTTAATGGGGATTTTATACTCCAAATTAAAGGAAAGGAAGAAAATGGAACAAGAAAAATCAGATGCGTTTAAGAGAGATATAGAGTTCTACAAAGTTGTAGGAAGAAAAATTAAAGAAGCTAGGCAAACAAATATTAATCAATTTACTGGAAAGTGTTTCTTAATTACACAAACAAAAGTTGCCAAAGCAATAGGCACTACATTCCAAACAATCCAAAAATATGAAAAAGGACACAATCGTATTCCTTTAAGTCAGTTAATTAGAATAAGCAGCTATCTTAAAAAACCTTTAAGCTATTTTGGATTAGAGTCTTTTAGAGAGGAGCAAAAATAATGTTTGTTCCTGTAAAAGATAAGCTAGATAAATTAATTGCATTAACACCTGATGACCAAGAAAAATTAAGCTACTATAAAAGTATTGTACCTTTAATGATTTCTAATTGTCATAAGGCTCACCAAACTATTCCTGGTTATGATAAGTGTAAGCCAGAGGTAGAAGCTTTTAAATGGTTTGATGGTATTAATATTCCTGTTCATGGTTACATAGATTTAAAAGGAGATAATCTTATTATTGAAGATAAATGTAAGATGCCTAGAAGGGGTAAAGTAAAGATAGATGGAACTAGATCATGGTTTCCTGGAAAGCTACCAGTTGATAGACCTTCTCCATACAACTTATTGCAAGTTGATTTCTATTGGTCTGTATTTCAAGTACCAGTTTATCTTTGTTACGTTAATGAGAAAGAATTTAAAGTATTCCATGCTGGAAATTGTGAAGAACTAAAGCCTGAGAATATTAAAAAAAGAATACCTATAATTATTCAAAGAGCTAAAGTTAGGCAAAACTTAATGAAGATAAGTAATGATCCCAATGTTCTTAAAGATTACATTCAACCAGACTTTATGCACATGTTTTGGAACAATGATACTAATGAAGATTATTTAAAGAATGCTAAGAAATTTTGGGGATATTAATTACCAATCAAACTTAGACTCATTCTCAAAAGTCTTATCTTCGTCTGCTTTCCTCATACATAGATAATGAGCTTTAGTGTGATTAGCAAAAGCTACAAAAGAATCTGTGCTAATCATATTTTTATGACAGTATCTACACTTTCCAACGTCAGCTATTTTTTCTTTTCTTATCCAAGTTTTTTTAGACATACAAATTTTGTTACCCCACCATCATACCCAGTTGACAAGCAACTACACCTTACAGCAAATTATTTATAATCTTTATATTCTTTTTTATCTTTAGTCAAAGCTTGTCCTCTACCATTTGGGATATAAGAAATATGAATCCAGCCGCCATTTTCTTCAGTATAATATTCTAAGATTGCTTGGTCAAAGGGTAGGTTTTCTACAATATGTTTAAATACTTTTTTATTGTCAACTCCTGGAATAGTAAAATCGGCAGCAGAACCAGAACAATGTTGTGAGGTAGGTTTAGATCCTACTAAAGATGATAGTTCTTTAGACCTAAATCCTGAAGATATAACTAAAGGCAATTGATAGTCATCTCTTAAAGGTTGAAGTATATTAATACATAACTGTTTAAGGTTTTCTGTTTCTTCTTCATTAGGGATATTATCTATAT